GCGTGGCAGTCTGTATCTGTTATGACCAGAGTTTGCCCCTTGGTGCGGATCGCCTGCATGATTTGGCCAGACGTCTGCAGGATCTGCGAGCCAGCTTGGTTCGTGGACGCGGGTGTCCATAGCGTGCTATTTTCTTGATCACACCATGACACTGTACGCGGGTTGCCGCCCGCGCCCAGCGCGAAGATAAAGCGTTCTTCTGTGACCAGCAAGCCCAGATTATTCGTCGGGGCGTTTGCAATTACAGCCGCCTTCGCGGCTGGATTTAGCTGCCACTCTAGCAGGCGTCCGTCGTCTTTCGAGCAGGCCACGAGATATTCGCCAAAATTGTCGATTGACCACTGCGTGGCTTCCTCTGGCACAGCGTTGTCGTTTTGCTGAATTGGCTGCCCGTAAAAGCCATCGCCATAAAATCCGTAACCGTAACCCGTCTCAACCTCTGCGTCCTCACGGCCAGCCGTTAAATCTGTTGGGGCGATGTCATACACAGTGCCGTTGCCCGTCATGGCCTTCAGCTCGTTATATGAGCCGCCAGCAAAATACGCAGTGCCATTATTTGCTTCCCACGTATGCATCCCGCGCACGACATTTGTGCAAAACGATGCTTTACGCTCTTGCCAGCCTCCGATTGGACGTAAGCTGTTATCACGCCAGCGCACCAAGCTGCCATCACGCCAGCGGCCAGACTGCTCTAAGTCAGTGCCGTTTCGATAAAATCCGGCTGGGATGTCTAAAGGTACGAGTGTCATGTATTTACCTCGTAATAAGTTACGAATATAGCGCCGCCAGATCCTGCGCCGGTAGATCCTGCACCGCTTTCTGAAGCAGAACCGCCTGATCCCGCGCCGTAATTATTGCCAGCATCAGAAGCTCCCGCAGCACCGCTTGAGTGTTGAACCGCAGCGCCACCTTGAAAGGTAACACTTACGTCAGAACCCCACTCTGTAGCTTTTGTTGGCGCTCCTGTAGTAGACCCCTTTAAATAACCAGATGCGCTTACAGTGGAACCATTTACGCCACCAGAGCCTAAATCTGGGCTACCACCACCTGTAGCGCCAGAGCCGTCACCGCCTATAGACAAACCTGGTCCATGGCCACCAGTGTAATTACTTTCTCCCCCAGACCCAGAGCCGCCTAATGATGCAGGACAAATACCCCAATGGATTGTAGTAGTGGTGCTAGAAGCCTCTCCTACAGGAAGAGTAGTCGTTACAGTTGCATCTATCGCGCCCTGCCTACCACCAAAACCCCTTGAGCCACCTGTAGCAGAAATAGTTGTACCAGTGCCATTAGGGTTAAACGAGGTGGTGCCACCGTTTCTCCCTGATATAACCGTTCCTATTCCTCCAGCATAAGATACGCCACTACCGCCAGCACCAATACTAATACTAGCAGAGGTTATAGCATGATCCTGCACTGAGTACCTACGGAAAGCTGTACCTCCCGCAGCGCCTCCTGACGCAACTTTTTCACGCTGACTGTCAGTGGAATGACCGCCACCAGAACCCCCACCGCCAACAGCATATACGTTATACTGCACACAACCTGACTGTGCTGGCGACCAAGAAGATCCACTTGCCTTTGTTTCTGTAGTGCCTTTTTTCTTTAATATACGATTTGCGCTTCGATAATTAGAAAACGCTAATGCACTACCTGAAGACGGCAAGCTGTCTGGAACAGGATTAGAGCTACCGCTTAAATCACCGCTAAGAGAAACAGAACCAGACTGCCCATAATAATCACGCAACTCGCTCATAGATATTGCGCCGCTTGCGTGACCAAAATTGTCTATCGAGGTTATAGTCATTACGCACTACCAAATGCAGTTACATCATTCTCAACAGTCAACGCACCAGAGCTAGATAGCTTCAGCCTATCCGTTCCCTGATATGCAAATTTCAAATCGCTACCGGACTGAGTAATCGTCCAATCTCCCAAATCAACTGTCGTAACATTTGCAGTTGGAATGTTGGCCGTGCCAGTAAATGTGGGAGAGGCTGTCGGCGCTTTAGCATTTAATTGTGTCTGAATGTTGCTTGTAACGCCGTCAGTATGATTAATCTCATCCGCTGACGCAGAAATCGCAGTGCCACCGACTTTCCAAGATCCAGCAGTCAAGTCTGGGGTGCTGGCGGTGTCGCCGTTTAGAACGTCAACAACGTTATCAAGCGCCGTGTTGACCGTTGCTCCCCATGTGTTTTCGCTGCCGCCCACGGTAGGTTTAGTTATGCTAATCGTCATATCAAAATCCTCAATGCTTACACGACTATACTACTTTAAGCGCCAGCCGTCCACGTCTTCTATCTCAGCCAATCCCACGCCTGCCGCGTGCGATCCGCTCTATCTTTCAATCCATGATGCCCGCCGTTAACGCGCTTGGTGATTTTGGCGATGGCGTCGTCGTCTATACCTTCATCTGCGATCTTCCACAGCCCATTCTTGTCAAAGAACCACATAGCCGTTTCAAAGGCGTAGTCTTCCTCAACAAGCGACGGGTCTGTCAGCACCTCCGGCAAGCGCATATCATGTGCAAACGCCTTGTAGTTGTTCTTGCCGGTGAGCTGCAGAAAACCGCGTCCGATAAACTTTGCGGCGTCTTCCGGCGTCTCATTGCCCATGCGCCCGACGTAAACCTTGCTGGCCAGTTTAGCGCCGTTGCGAGCATATGGCTTGGCACTATCCTCGTCGGGGAAGCGTGACGGCCAGACGCGCATCATGGCTTCCACCGAATAGTTTAGGTTTTCGCGTGTCAGCTTGAACCCGCCGCTCTCGTGCCCCGCTTGCCCCAGAAGATGCGCAGCCTTAACGCGAGACAGCCCGTAATGTTTGGTGATTGCACGCGCCGTATTTGGCCCGTATGCGCCATCTGGCTTAACGCCAACCTTTTTTTGCAATAGCTTCAGTGCGACGCTCATTTCTTCAAGCCTTTCATTGTGCGAATGCCAAAGCTGGCGGCGATGGAAGCGTACATGCCCCATTGCACCCAGAGCGGCGTTGTCTCAAGATTAGCGAAACCCTCTGCCATTACGTCTTGCATGGACGGCACGAAATTCATGCACAATATGGCCACGAAAACAATTGTCCACAGCTCATCCTTCCAACTGTCTTTGCTGGCCTCAATGGCTGACTGTTCCCAATCCATCTCGCCGGTTGCCTGCTTCAACTTGATTTCGGCATTCGCTTTCTGGATTGCCGTCTTGCCGTCGAGGTAACTTGTCGCCAGCCCGCCGACTGCGCCTATAATCTGGCCAATCATTTCTCAGACCCCAGCCATATGGCGAACGCACCGCTCATGGCCCCTGTTACAACTGATATTAGGCCAGCTTGTTGCGTCGATAAATCTGGCTGGCTTAAAGCCCACTCGATGCAGCGTATATACATGATCGTCATCACCAACATCATCAGACGCGGCATGATCTTATATTCCAAAAGTTTTTCCATATTACACCTCTGTACTTATATTATCGTCTTACCGCGATCCAGACAAACCCAAACAGCGCGCCAACGCAGAGCAAAAACAGGAACAGGCCAGCAGCCCACGCGATGATCGTTTCCTTGCGCTCGATGCGTTTATACATCGCATCCTTCTGCTTTTGCCGGATCTCGTTTTCCATTTTGATCAGCTCCTGCCACGCAGACGGGCCAAGCGTTTCACTAATCATTTTGCGCAGATCATCGCGCATATTCTCGCGCTGCTTCTTCTGCACGAACAGATCCATCGCCTGCTGCTCTACGCTGCCAAAATTCTGATACCACTTAGGGTTTTCTACGCGCTTCGCTGCAAAGTCGAAGTCGCTGATCGCCTTAGACCAACGCCCCAGATCGCCTGCCATGCCCTCCAAATCCCGCCCGATCTGGCAGCCTTTGCGTATTGCGTTGAAAGCTGTGGACGCTGCCATGATAGCTGTCGCTGGATCTATCATGCTTCATCTCTCCATCAAGCGGTCTATTTTTTCTTCGATGCGGTCAAAACGCGAAACGATCTGCGCCATGACGGTGCTGCTGTCTGCTTTGGTGACGTAATCGCGCGCCATTTCTTCGCGGGTTTTGTTGAGCAAGATATTGAGGCGCTGCATCTCGTCAACAGCGCTTTTCAAAACCCACCCGATCAAGCCCAATCCGGCAGTCAGCGCAGCCGTCCAGAGCATCTCGGCTTCCATTATGCCGCCTCCTGCTCTGTCCAAGCCGGAGCCGTAGACCCCTGCTCAGTCCACGTTTCCGCGCCGACCGCTTGCTCTGTCCATGTCTCTGGCCCGACAGGCTCTACCTGCCACTTAAACCGCGCTGGACCGACAATCGGAGCGCCAGCCGTGATCTCTGCGCCCAGAAGCACATGGTTTGCGGTAGCAGTGCTGTCGCCAACAGTCGGAGCGCCAGCCGTGATTTCTGCTGGGATAAGCAAGTGAATGCTGGTAAGCGTTGATTGGTCAATCGTTGGAGCGCCCGCAGCTATTACATCTGCCGTTAAAACATTATTTTGCGCAACGACTGGAACGCCTATGACTGGGCTTCCCGTAACAATGTCTACCGGCGCAAACGCATAATCCTGTACAAGTGCAGCCGTTGCAACGGTTGGAGCGCCAGACGTAATATTGCCGGCGGTAAGCGCAAAGTTTTCAACTCCACTGTCTGCCAGCGGCGCAGATGCTAATGGGCTAAATCCAAGCATTGTTTAATCCTTACGGGTTAGTAGGCCAAGTTATGCTATAAGGAAACCCTGACTGTGCTGTAACGTCACGCAAAGATTGCCTGTATGTAGCCCATGCTGCTTTATCTACTGGTGCATCATAGAAGCTCTTCCAGTCACCACCCCATACGATGGAAATGTCAAGCTCTTCTGCTGCATCCTTCATGGCTTCAGCCATAGTTTCAAACCTATCTAAGTCTTCCCAATCTACAGGCCAAGGAACCATGTCTACAGCATGGCCTGTGATGTGTCTTGAGTTAAGGGTAGTTGACTTACCCTCTTTGAGTAACTGCCTTTGACGATCAATATGACGTATACCTTCGATAACTGTAAAGTCTACTTCAGTAATCTCTATTGCCTTCTTAACTACAGCTTGCATATCAGGGTGAACGCCTGACAAGTTCTGTAAGCTACGTGTTCCTAGTTTACATCCCATTGTCAGTGTTCCTTAATTAGCTTTTCATGGATTGGATTCCAGCTTTCAGATCATCAATCTGAGTTTGCTGCGTTTTAATTGCCTCAACCAAGTGACCAATCAGGCCGACATAGTTAATAGATTTCATGCCCGTATCTTCATCGGTATTCACAACGTCTGGGATGATCGGCTCAACTTGCTGGGCTATGAAGCCTTGGCCTTGAGTGCCACTCTCTTTCCAATCAAATGTAACGCCCTCAAGCTGACAAATATCAGAGAGCGCATTTTCTATTGGCTTAATGTTTTCCTTTAGGCGCTCATCAGAGTTGTTGTTAAAGGTTCCATCTACAGTTGTAACTTTGCCAGCCGTAATTTTTAGAATGTCATCAACGCCCCAAAACCCAAAGGACATAAAGTTACTATCAGATCCGCTAGATGAATATTGAAAACGCCAATCAGCAACATTCTTTGTGCTGAGAGCGCTGCCCATCATAAATTGTTCACTTTCGCCAGAAGTGAGGTTTGAGTTTAAAGCTTCAATAGCCTTGTTAAACGTGCCTGAACTAGAGTTGTTGATTTGCAAACACGCACTGCCGCTTGCGCCACCACTGTTGATTTCAATATCACCATAGAAGCGAGATGTTCCATCTTGGTCAATTCTAACTCGCTCAATACTGTTAGTATCTTTGTTTCCGTTTGTG